CTCCTCTAGGAGCGCCACTAAATAAGCTAGTAAATTTAGAAAATCCGCCAGAAAATGTTTTGCCGATAGATGAAAAGCCGTCCTTAAATATACTTCCCAGGCTTGTTACACTGCTAAGCAAACTGTCTTGTCCTGTCGATACTGATCCGCCTGACGCTATTTTGCGGAATGTATCTAACAATACAGCGGTATTCCCGAATCCTTGAGTTTTACCAAACAACGCACCTAGCAAATCTGCACTAATAGCCTGTGATACCATCTGAGCAAGCGCAGACTTAAAGCTTGCAACCATGCCGGATAAATTGCCCTCGAAGCCAAGCCTTAAAGCGTCGGCAAATGACGTTTGTATATTTCTTTCAGCCTGAATAGCGAATTGCGTTATATCATCAAATGACTTTTTACCTTGAGTGGATAGCTTTATAAATTCGTCATTAGCGCGTTTTATCGCTCTATTGTATGTTTCCATGCTTATCCCTGCGTTGTTTGGCAGGTTAAGCAATTTATTCAAGCGCTCGGTTTCTCTCGCTAGTCTTTCTGTTGGAGTTAGTACTGATTCAGTGATTTGCTTTACATCGTTTAACTCGCTAGCAAGCTGTGATGCTGCTATTCTTTCATCTTCAAATGCTTTTTCGCTTTGCTCAATTTTTGCGATTAATGGAGCCGCAACATTAGATAATCCCAGCTTGCTTGCTTGTAATTTTAATATCTCAATATTTGTTTTATTGGCCTCTTCTGCCTCTTTTTTCAGAGACAGTAAAAACCTTTCTGATTCACTAATTTCTTTCGATCTTGATGATTTATTTTCAATTGGTTTAATTGATGCCGTTGGAATAACATCTAATTTTTTAGCATCAGGTATAACTTTCTGAACTTCTTTTGCTGTTTCAGATAGTTTTTTCAGATCATTCTCAGCAGCTTCTATTCGATGTTGCAGCAAATCAGCTTGCTTCTGATCAAATAAAAGCTCACCTATTAATGGCACATTTTTTCGATCATTAAGCGATTGCAATTCATTACGCAATCCTATTATAGCTTGCTTTTGCTGATCGATTGCAGATACCTTTTGACCTGTTCCAAGGAATCTGTTTAACGCATTGCTAGCAGCCTCAGCAGCAGGAACTAGAACGCCTGCTAAAGTATCACCCAGCCTAATAGCTATACTATTTATAGATGCCATCAACTTATCAATCTGGAATCCTGGAGACGCCGCCATCTTCTCAAATGCTGTTTGAGTAGTGCCAGCTCTTGATTCCATTTGCCCCATGATATCAGCAAACTGTTTCCCTGCATTCCCAGCGAACGATAGGGCCGGAACTATCGCCTCTACACCACCAAAAAGTATTGATATTTTCTCACTTGAGCCGCCCGTTTTGCGTGCCACTTCTTCCATGAAGGAGCCGAAGCCCTTCGCCTGGACTGCTGCTGAGTTGAATTCTATACCCAGCTCTCTTGCTAATTTCGCTGACTCTGAACTAGGCTTGACTATCGCAGATAAAACAGCTCTAACGCCTGTGATTGCTTCCTGCGTTGATATACCGGACAACGTAAGGGCCGATACGCTAGCTACTAACTCTTGGAAAGATACGCCTACATTTTCTGCGAGTGGTGAGACCCTACCCAAAGAACCTGATAACTCATCTATAGTGGTTTTACCGGCCAACGTACCTATGAATAAGGTGTCCGATACATCAGAAACGCTTTTGACCTTATCACCATATGCAGCCATGATGCTAGTTAATGAGTCAGCAGTCTTGAATAAGTCAGAAAATCCGCCTATAGACAGCTTATTGGCTTGATCAAGTAGCTCTGTAGCTTTTGCCGTGTCAGTTACACCAGATGAAACAATTTGATAGAATGTTTTAGCCTGCTCAGCAGGTAATTTACCGTATGTAGCACCAAGAGATAGAGTAGCGTCTCTCAGTTCGTTTATGTCTGTTTTGGTTGTGTCTATTAGCGTAGAGACGCTGGCTATTTGCTTCTCAAAATCGGAAAAAGCAGAGAATGAAGATGTTGCTATTTGAACAGCAGAGAACCCCGTAGCTAGTCCGAGTATTTCCCTTTTTAGTGATGAAAAAGAATCTCTAGCTGATCTTTCAAAGCCTGAAACATCACGCTCAACTCTCTTACTTGCATCACCAAGCCTGTCAAGCTCAGTGACGGCCTTTGCGGCCCCAGTTGCGTCGATAGATATTTGTAACGCTGCAAAATCTGTCATCTAAGAGAATCCAACCTTTTTATGATGTTTACATCAAATGGACTAAGTGTTCTATCTGTTAACTCTGACCAGGCTTTTATCTCTTGATATGACAGCCGTGATACTCCAAACTCGTTTACTTGTCTTGCTGCATCTAGCTCGCAAAACCACGCCCACACATTATAAAATATGCCTATTGGCATATCTTCAAGCAATTCATGTTTTCTGCCAGTCTGGCGATACGCGCTCATCAAGTGAGCACGTAATGTTTCGCCATCTGGTTGTCTTTTATCTAATTCAATTTGCCTTTTAGCATAAGCAAGTAGAATATCTACTTGCTCTTTGTAAAATTTGTTATGTCGTTGCTTATCTCAAGCACTTTTGCGCGAATAATCGGATTAACTTTTACCAGCTCTATTGCGTTTTCCTCGCTATATTCTGGAACCTCAACGCCGTTCACCGTTCCATTCCATCCGCATATCCTGCAAGCTACTGCCTCGTATGTATCCTGTAAATCGCTTTCCGCGGTTTTGGGGGATTCTTGCTTGCCGCGTTTTCTGGCTTCAAACTCTCTAATTCTGTCTTTGTTTTCCAATGCTATAACAGCATTCTGTACTTTCTTGCTAAATTGTCCCAATACTTGTATATGAAATCCGGTTTTAGTAACGCCATCCACGCCCATGTATTCATAATCGTATGGCATATCGCAATTACTAACAATATTCAAATTACTAAAACCGTTTGTCATATATTTTCCTTTTAAAATTAAGCTAATGAATCCTGAATCATTAAAGTAGTAACATCGCCGTTATTTGTTGCTGAATTTGTATTCAGCAGCGCGGTAAATGGTACAGTTTGCACAATACCTTTCTGCCCGTCATCTTTACTATTTCCGCCAACTTTAATACGTGGCATGGTAAACGATACAAAGTCAGAGTTAGCAGCCGTTGTAGCTGTTAATGTCATTGTAACAGATGCCTCTGTTTCATCCTCAAACATTTGCATGTAAGTGTCATTTTCTAACAGAATAGTCATCTGTCCTGAAACCAACACTGAACCGCTGAACACGTCAGGTGTAGAATTTGCACCTACAACGTCCTCTTTCGTCATGCTACCATTAAGAGTAAAGTTCATGCTAGTTACATTACCTACAGATGCACCGCCAACGATCAATAGGCCATTCGCGCCGGCCATTACGCCGCTAGTAGTTGCGGCTGTTGGTGATGTAAAATAGGCGGCTGATCCTATATCCAAGTTTCTGCCAAGGAAACCGAAGCTACAAGTAGCCATTCCCGAAGCTGGAATTTGTACATCCATGGTATTAACTTTGCAATCGTAGAATTGCTCACTCATTGCAACCCCAGTGCCGTACCATTGTTCAATGGTAAAGTAATCCGCTGTGTGTGCTGATTGAGGTGTGAATGTTTTTTTCCCTGTTACTGATAACGTACACGCAGCAATAGCTGACTGCGCTGAAATAGTCGTTCCATTAAGCACGTATACAGTCAACACCGTCGCGGTTAATGACGCAACCAAGTAATTTTTATTCAAATTTCCAGCTGCAAGGCCAGCAGTGACGCGCACAATATCGCCAACCTTAACGCCGTCAGTGATCCATGAGCCAGCCGACCTTGTGATTGTGTATGTAGGGCCGGAACCAGCTGTTGTTAGTGTTAATGACGCTATGCTAGAGCCAGCCACAAAATCCTTTCTCACAGCAGCCGCCATGAAATCCTTATATGTCGCTGGGCTAATTTCGCCACTAATAGGCCCTTCAACAAACTTCGACCCATGTCTAAAATCTGCAACTTGATAGTCTGTGCGAATTTCATTCGATTGGAATGTATTTTTCTTCAGCTCAATACCGCTTGAAGTACGGCGCAATACCTGCGCTCCTGATGCTGTCGCTTTGGTGCCTAAAGCTGTTTGTTTTTTATAAATAAGTTGCTTTTCTACGCCTGATCCTATAGCCATTTTTAATACTCCTTAATTTATGTAACTGTAAAATTCGATATCAATAGGTAAGTGCAGCCTATCTTCTTCTTCAATCATTTGCTTTATATGAGGTGATCTATATATCATTACGTTAGTGCTTCCTTCGGAGTGGCTAGACCCCCTTGAAAACGCTTGCCTGATAAGCTCGGCCCTTGCCATAGCTTCATTTTTTCCCTTCAAAAGCTCGTAAAACAAGCTAACCTGTAGCAACCCATCTATTCTATGCAGCCCCGTCCCTAATTCATTATGCACAGGGGGCGCAAAGAAAAAATAAACTTCCTGATATGGCAATGTTTTTATAATTTTTGTGTTTGGCCATCTGGTGCTAATAGCTGGCGCGATGTTATTCAGCGCCTTTTCCAATGCTATTTGAATATTTGTAATCGTCATAAAAACTGCCTAAGTTCCAACAGTGTCATTTTTAGCATACCGTCTGGGGCTTGCCTGCTATGGCCATTCTCTAATCTCTCAATATATGGCGTATTGTTTGATATGTAATGCATCTGGAATGCTCCGCCAGCTAATACATTTCTGCTAATACTGTCCAGTGTTCTACCGCCTGACTTGTCTTGAACATCGTTAAATGACATTGGAAAACCATAAAAATCATGCTGCCAATTTGCCCTTGCTGTTCCGCCTGCATAACCCTTAGGAACACTCTTGCTTTTCCAATAAGTTGGATCGCCCACGCGTGTCTTAAATATTAATGATTCAGCTATTTTTAGAACAAATTTTCTTACATTAGCCTCACCCTGAGACTTTGTTCTTTTTGTGAATTTATTAATATCATCCGAGAAGCTCATCGCCTAAGCTCTAGCGTGTATAGTATTGGTTCATCATAATTAGGTGCTAATTCTTTTAGTCTTGCTATTACATAAGATACCGTACTAACCACTACGGAATCGCCAAGCTGAGGCCTTGTTATTCCCTTGGCTGACAGTAATATGGTTATGTAATTATCATCTGTTAACGATGCTTCATTTATTGTTCTGTCATCACGTGGCCTGCTGTTTTTTACGACAACAGCATAACCAGTTTCACTAGATGTTGAAACTGTCATCGTTCCGGTTGCAATATCATAGCTTGAGTTTGTTTTCCTGTTTATTGTTACAGCCAAACCTTTTTTAGATATCAGGTTGTATGCAGATGTAATATTAGACTCGTACAACAGCAAGACCCCCAGAACCATTGCCTATAAAATACCTAGCTAGCATATAATCAACCTCTGAATATACTTTTTCTGAGGTGTCATATTCAGAGTATTCAGTTTCGATAACGTCAATCTTTTCTCGTTTAATTGCTCGTTCCTTATCTGATACCAACTCGCCCGCCGACGCCCTGAGAGCAAGCAAGCAACACGCATTTTTGATCTCATTCGGTATTATGCTATTAGCAACTAATGAACTAGTCCCAAATATGACAACATTCTCACGAGGCCAATCTAAAGCCTGATCATCATCCCTCTTGATTCCTTGCCATTTTGAGAAATATTTACTCTGCATGTATTGCGTAGCTTTCCGCAGACATTGCTCTTTAGTGGAGTTATCAAGATCAGACCAAGATTCATTACCAATCAACGAATGATAGCTATTAGAGTAAGCTACGGATGCGTATGATTCAGCACCCGTAACCATTGAGCCATTTTCTACAATTAATGCCATTATCCTAACAATGTAGCTACGTGGTTAGGTTTCCATACTACAGCGTCATACAAGCATCTAATTTCCATCATTGACTTCATGTACCCGCCATAACTAGCAACCTGGAATGTTAATCCGCTCCATGGGTCGGTGACGTTCATAATGTCTTGAGCCGCTTCATTAGGTGGTGACATTGGCGCCCTAACAACAACTTCAACAGCCGATCTATGGAATGCAACATTAGCAGTATAGTTATTACCAATTGTAATTGCGTTGTTATCAGCAATTGCTACACGCGCACCAGGTGCGCCCAAAGCAAAAGAACCTCCAGCCAAGGTTGTGTTTACAACATACCTGTTCACGGTATCAGCTGCAAAAGTCACAACATCACCAGCTAACAATGTGCCGGTACCGGTATCAGCTGGGATTGTAGTTGTTCCAGCCGTGATCGATGCGCTGTTAACTAAGTAACCAGAGCCGGTTCCCTTAGTATGCAGTCCAATGCCTGCTGATTCCTTCAGCATAATATTCTGCAAATCAAGCAAAACGCCCTGTCTCAACAGCTCAGAACCGCCCGCTTCGCTAACTTTTTGCAATTGCGCTAAGTTGCGTAATTTAGTCCCAGCCGCCGTATTTATAACCAATGTAACTTGATTATCCATAGGGCAACCGTTATCGACTAAAATTTGGCGTAATTCCGCAATCTCGTTAAAATTGGTAGCGAATGGAGTAGTTCCAGCAGTACCAAAAGCGCGTGATGAGCCAGTTTTAACGATGCCTGCTACATAGCTCTCAATAGTATTAACAATAGAGCGCATAGCTTGAACAATTTGATCACCGTAAACAGTTTCAAACCCAGAGCCATTATTCAAATGTTTAATTTCCTCACCAGTCCAAGGGATCTGCACTGATGCAAATTGATTAACCGATAAAGTTTTATTGTCTACTGTTTGATCGGTACCCTCTGGAACTGTCATCGAAGGCGCGTAAGTAGTATTTACTACCGGCGTGCGTGTGAAGTGCGAGCGAACAATCCCGCCTTTTGCAACTGTTTGCCCCGCTTGGCTGTTAATTGTTGCTGATGGGATAATACCGACTAATTCACGTCCTACTTTATCTGCTGCTGTGTATATATCTGCTGCTAAATTTGTTAATGTATTTGGCATTTCAAGTCACCTTTCCTTTTGATTTTATAAATTCCATTTGCTCATATGGGCTAAGCCCTTCGAATTGCGATCTATCGATAGTTTTTACATTTGATGACGCATTTTTATTACCTGGCGCACTTCCACCGCTGTTTTGATTTCCAAACCAGTGAGGGACGTTAGGCTTTAATTCCTCTAGCCACTCGTTGACCGAGTAAGGACTTTTGCCATCTTTCCCCAGTACAATGTCATTGTCTTTCATCGAGACAATGCTACCATCATCAGAAACAGTAAAAACATTTAGACCACGCATTACTGCATCGTCCACAGCATGCGCTATTACGCCACTTTTTAAAGCCGCGCTTTTTA